AATGCTGTATCTAATTGGTCTATAATCTTCTGAGCACCAGTAATTGCTTTCTTTTCTGAATCTATCTGTCTTTCAATATTCTTTACAAGTAATCTATTACCTGTATTTGGTGCCGCTGTATCTAAGTGTGCCTTTGATAAAAAACCAAAGATACCTATTGAAGTAATAAACATTAACATCAATACAGCTGATAATAGATAGGCTCTTATAGATTGTGGTAATAAATCTAAATTCCAATTACGATATAACCAAGACACTGTTACCAGTTTGGCTATCTCTAATGTAACTCCCATTGTAATGACTGCCCAATAGGCACCAGCAAACAATGCTGCTAGTCCTAGTATAGAATAATAAGCTCCTACAACGGATACGGCAATACCTGATATGAAAAGTAATATCGTTAAAATCATTTAATTATTTGTCTAGTCTATCTAGCTCTTCTAATGTAGGTCGTTTAGGTACAACGATAAATTTTTCATTTGGTTTTTTTATGCCTAAAAATTTTAGAAATTGTCTTGTTTCATTTTTAGCACATCTATCAAAATAGTCAGCTGTCATTTTTGATACTGTCATTCCCATAATAAATTCTTTTATCTGTTCTTTATAGTTTTTTGATATGCCACTCTTATAACCAAGATGATAACTTAATCCAACAATTAAAGCTGCTCCTGTAAAAAATAGTACTTCGTTCATCTTTTAATAACTACCTTTCCATCTTGTCTTAATTTTTTAATTATATTTATAACTTGCTGTTCATAGTCTTTTGTAGTGCTCCAAGCATCTAAACCTTGTGCTAATTGTATAGCATCAACTTTACCATACCACGAATTTTGTTTATCTCTTATTTTTCTAAATTCAGCATATGCCTGTTTAGTATTAAGGATTTTAATATAATCTCGGACTGAAGCACATTTAGTGCTATATGATTTAACACGCCAAGATAATGTATCTGTATAACCGTGTGGTAACATACCAGCGTCTTTATTCCATACTCGTATTCCAAACAAATTATTTCCTTCACGAGCAAATCTACTTAAGCCAGCGTTACTCTCAATAATGGCCTGAGCAATAATAAGATCATCTGGTATTCTCTCGTTCTTATGTAATTCTAAATTAAGATAGGCAATACACCTTTGCATTGTTTTTATAAATTCATCATCTGAACCTACTGTAATTCTTGGTTCGGCAAAACCTATTTCTTTTGCCCATAAAATAGTTTTATCTACAGCTTTTTCTTCTATATTTACTTTAGATATAAAATTAGGATAAAATGTACCAATACCAAAACCTATTAAACATATGCCGGCAATTGCCATTATCTGTCTAACGTGAAATCTTATTTTACGTGGCCAATGATATTTAAAATACCACTTTAAAGGTCTATGTTTCATTATCGTTTACTTATGATATACTCATAATGATATTGTGAAGCATCTGTCAACATACCACTCTCGGTTTTCTCTAAGTATTTTACTTTAACTTTCTTTTGTAAAAATAATAAACGATTGTCATTTAAATATTTTGACATAGTATTAAATATTCTTTCTGATTCTTTTACTGAAAAATTATTTAATACATCTTCCTGAAAGTGTCCTTCGTAGTAAATAGCTTTCTCGCCTTTATTCTTAAACCAAGCAAATTCTTCTACTTTCTTTACTGCTTCTATTATTAATGGTTTTAAATAAGGATCTTTAAACTTTTTTGTTTTCACCTGATTCATAATATCTTTCTATGTTTTTTATAATGATAAACCTACGTATTTTAACTTAGGATTAAAACTATAAAATAGTTTGTTGTGGCTGCCATTATCTTTTACTGTTGTAAATTGATAAAGGTGTACCATTTCGTGGGCTAGTGTGTCCAAGAAATCTTTTTTACTATCGTAATATTTGTTCATTTCTAATTTAAATAACTGTGTGCCTTTACCTTTATATACATACATAACAACCTGACCTATACATTTTTGATATTTGAGTTCTTTAATTTCTATTTGATTAAAAGGATTTAATTTGTTATCGAATATACCAAGGTTTAATATTTTAAAATATTTTTTAATATCTTTATATGTGGTAACGTACTTCTTTTTTAGCGACAGCAATGGTTCTAGTTTTTTCTTTACAGCTAAAACTTTTTGTTTCGTTACTTTTATCATACATTATTTACAATCGTCTTGTATCTTTGTATCCTTTAGTAAACTACATTTATATGATTTGTCTGCTTCAAGTCTTAATTCGGCGGCCGCTTTATCTAATATAGCGGGTAAATACTTCTGTAATATATTAATACTATCAAGAGCGAACAAATGAGCAATTCGTGCCAGTTCTTGTTCCATCAATTTAGAAGCATCAATCGGTTGGTTTGATACTTTTTGTGTTATCACGTGGCCTATAACAGCCGTATTATATTCACTAGCCTTTAAAGAGTTCATTGTACAGGTTAAAAACCCATATAATGAAATGGCCAGTATTGTTATAAAAATCAAAAACTTCTTCATATATTTATTGTTTGTTGTTTATATGGATAAGGTAACACTTTAATGTGTTTAGGTCAAGTGTTATAATAAAGAAATATGTGTTTAGATTCAATGACTTGAAGTCATTGTTTTTAAAGGGTTTTTTAGGAAAACCCTTAAAACCTTAGTTTCTCATAAATTGGTCGTTCCAATTAAAGGCTTCTTTTACACAGTTTTCTGTAAGGCCTTTAAATGTAAGATTCAATTTCTTGTCTTTTATATCAATAAGTACCTGAGCATCATCTTTATGAAGAGCCTCTAGCATTTGTATAAAAAGAGATTCTTTTTTAATTTTAGGTATGTTACTTCCACCTTTAATGAATAGATAAAGTTTTTTAGATTCATCTAGCAAAGACGTATGTTCTGTCCCTGCTGGTGCTTCATTGGGCATATAAGGTGGTGTTCCTTCTGGTAACTCCCAAGTAATTTTAGGATCAAAAGCTGCTTTTAAAAGCATTCTTAATCCTTGACTATCGTTTTTTCTTAAAACTTCTATTTTTAAAGGTTTGTCTTTAGCGTTATTTACTTTGGTAAATATTTCGTGTGCTAAAGGTCTAGCGTTAGTTGCCGTACGAGCTGCTGATGTCATAGCTTTCTTACTCATTAGGCTAGGGTATCTGTCTGGTTGTATTTCTGCCATAATTATTTCTCCAATATTCGAATATTAAAAATCACCAATGTTTGTCATCAATGCTTTTAGTTTATGTTGCATAAAATAAGGTAACAGTTTGGACCTGCTAGGTATCTTATACTCGTTATATGTATTTATAATAGTTCTTTCAAGCTCTTTTGGCATACAAGAAAGGTCTATTAATCGTTTGTTTCTCTCATAGTATTTACTTGTTTCACTACCTAATGATATGTTTTCAACATTAGACCATTCTTCAAGTCGTTTCTTATTAATAGGTCTTTGTTTCTCACCTGTTAAAAAGATGTCATCTGGACTTAATATATTTGGTATACCATCTGAACGGTCACCTTTTATAATCTGTTCGTGTAAAAATTTCTTAGGATCTAAACCTTCACCTACAAATACCTTTTGTATAGGACTATACTGTTTAACATTTGTGTTTGATTGTAGTTGTATAAAGTCTTTATCACCACTGATAATCATAATAGGTGTATTTGTATTGTTAAACACCAGTGCTCCTATAATGTCATCTGCTTCGGCCTTTTCTATATACATCATTATATATGGAAAGTTTTCTGCTATTTCGTTTTTGATTTCTGTAATACAACTGAATATATTATCCCAATCTGTGGCTGAATCTACACGGCCTTTTCTTCGAGCGTGTTTGTAATTAGGGTAAATATCTCTACGCCAAGGGTCACCGGCATCAGCACATAATACCATAGTGCCATACTGTTCTTTAAATTTTAAATTGAATCCTCTTAATGAATTAATGACCATATGCCTTATCATTTCTTTATTTGGTTTAATATCCGATTTACCTCTGGTCTGTGCCATAAGATTTGATATTAAAACTTGATTTAGGTCTACTAGTATCATTTTTTTAGATAGAGGCGAGCGTTATATATTTCTCGCCTCTATAATTAACTAATTAAGCATTAATTGGAGCTAATTCAGATTTTCTAACACTTACTTTATGGTTAGAATATTTGAAC